CCATTCAGTACCATAGTTAGCATGAACCATTACATCTACATCTACAGCCAACTTGATAGCTGTGCTAACCATCCACTTGTGTAATCTGTTACATATCCCTGCGAGCTTTAGTAATGGTTTCTTTCTGTCCTCCATCAACGAACGAACTTGGTCAGCATTAACAGCCTCCTTATTCATCATATCATTAAAGCCTGTGGTGTTGACTTTAATAAAGTTCTCTCTTTGGTCTTGCTTTGTCTGTTCAAACGCTAGGTTTTCCGTAGGAGGAGAAATGAATCTGAAATAACCGGATACATCATTCTCGTCATTGTCAATCTTAGGATTAATCTTGATAGCTGTTCCTGCACCGCTAAACTTGTTAGCTGTACAAGTCTTACAAGCCGTAGGAGTAGACATCTCCCCATTCTCCATAGGTACAGATACTAAACCATTAACACAATACTCATCCTCACATACAGGAGCAGCATATTCAACAACAGGAAAAACTCCATAATGCTCAGCATAGTAGCTGTATGCATGGAACTGTTGCCATTCGCTCATACTTCCAAGCACAGCAGATAATGGAGCATATCTTTTTGTAGTATCCTTAGAGTTTAATGGAATATCAATGAACCATCTTGCCGGGCAATAGCCTAGATTGTGCGGAGATTCTAGTACAATAGAATATGCTCCATCTCTCTTTTCGATGACTCTATAGAACTCATCATCATAGAATGCTATTTTTTTGTATGCTCCCTGCTCATCGTGGCCATCACTATGATGAAAGACGATATACTTAAAGTATTGCTTGCATGGAGTAAGCTCGTAGCTCATAAGCTTGTCTAGCTCCACAGTAACATAGTAAGGAACACCGGCCTCATCTTTATCCACTACTACAATGGTTTGAGGCTTACATTTAAAGGCTTTTCTCCCTACCTTTTCAATGTAATTTCTAGTATCCAGGTTAATTAGCATCTGGGCAGATTGCTGCTCTGCTCTTTTGTTGGGATATTGGATACTAAAGTTAGCATTTCTGCCATTAAAGACTCTGTTTAAATCGCCTAATATATCATCGGAGATAGAAACGATAGCCAATGGATAGCTAAAAAAGTTTAGCACCCTTTGGTATTTATCTTGTGTTACGCTGTTGTAAATGGCACGTTTAATCTCATCCCATCCTACCTCAGACTCTAGCTCGCTGAAAAATAATGGCTCGGACATAACTTTGAGCCTACTCTCGTAGGACATCATATAGCCTATGTCACTCTTTTTCTGCTTTACTAGCTTTATTACTTGGCTTTCGTTTAATAACATTATCCTTGAATTGAAATCTTTTACTAACTAACTCCCAATCATCCCTATTCTGAGAGGCTTGCAACTGTAAGACTGCTTGAGCATGTGTCAAGGTTAACTCAACACATGCTCCAGTCTTAGTTTTTAGCTTTACTGTTGTAGGCTTAGCCATACTTATACAGTTAAAGCATTGAAATCTGTAGGAGTAACAGCATATTTGCTCTCGTCCCAATCGAACTGTAGTTGGAATGTAAGAGTATTGTTATCTCTTGTACCAAAGCCAGCGTTAGACATAGAACCTAATACTACATTTGTAGCATCAAAGCCTGTAAGCAAATCGCCAACCTTACTGCCCCAAATTTTACCCTCTTGAGAGATTAGGTATACCTCTAGGCCATTACCCTCACAAGCTAGTTTACGGAATGCAGCAATCTGTGCTCCGGTCAAGGAATCAAAACGAGCTGAACCATCAGTAGGATTGATGCCGTTCACTAATGTTTCTCCGTTCAAAGTCGAGTTATCCCCACCACCCTGGGTGATTGTGGTTCCTGCTGTCAAAACTGACTCACCGCCTATTAAAGGAGATTTAACAACGTGCGAGCTATCAGCAGCAGCAAAAAGAATGTTCCATCCTGCAGCTACATCTACAGAATTACCAGCAATAGTAGCAGGTAAATTGTTTGCAGGAGTAGCAACATCCCAAATAACTTCACCTTTACGGACAAACCAAAAACGCTGAATCTGACCAATGTTCTCAGGACAAGCACTTGATGGAATATCTGCTAATGCTGGGTCTAATGGACAACAGTCTAACAAAAATAAATTCTTAAGTAACATAATTAATTAATTAAATAGTAATAAAATCAGGGATTGACACAATGCTTGCCCCTGTTGAATCTTTAAAGTTTATTGTTAAATCATAGGTCTCTCCTGTAGGGTCAGTAACAAAGTCAACCCACAAGTAACTGTATACGCTCTTACCATTAACACACCCTAGAGGATTTAGAGTTACAGGGTTAACAGTTAGTGCAGGAGCTGTAGCTACAGGCACAAAAGTTACTTCGATATTGAACACATCACAAGTAACGGTATCTGCTAAGTTTAGCCTAAACTCTTTCTCGAATGTTGCACTACCTACCCTATCATTAACCTCTTTTGTGTATGATGCTAATGTAGGAGTATCTGAACCACAACAATTAAACGATGGTAGAGGCTGTAGATATTCTCTAATTACATTAAGCACAGTCTTTTCTGCTGCCGTTAGTAGAGATTGGTCTAGCTCCAAATCGTATAACTCTTGTAAGAAAGTATCAAAAGCCTGCGTATCAAATGAAGTTACTTGATTAAGCTCTAATGCTGTCTTTACTGCAGGAATTGTAAAGGGAGATACTAAGGTTATCTGTCTCAAACTCTCCAGGAGCAAAGCAGTATTGCTCTGTAGTCCTGATAAAAATTGAGATGGTAGTAAAACGTAAGCCATGATTATATTTTATTTGCCGTAAGATACAAGTTTATTTGTATTTTTCCTAATCCCTTGTTCCCCATAACGATAAGCATCCCATATATGGTTAAATCCATCCAATGGTTTATTTAATGCTCTGCCATCCTTACGGTCTACTTTCCATACGTATTTTTGCTGTTCTTGTTTCCATAATTCATTAGAAACTAAATTTACTGCACCATAACTTTTGATATTGTCTATGCCACTACGTATAGAATCTGCTCCTTTCTTGCATCCCTTAACTCTATAGCCTAGATTCCTTAGCTCCTTGATGCTCTTTGGCTCTGCACTATCTGCCATCACTAGAGCACCACTCTTTAAACCCTTTTTAACCCCTAATCGTTCAAACTCTTTAGCTATATCTTGATTGGTTAACCCTGTCTTGTAGAGTAGTAGCTCTCCATATAGCTGGCCCTGACTAAGAACGCATCGAACTAATGTTGTCGGGTCATTCGTATAGCCAAAGTCCATCCCATAGCAAGCTCTCTTAATGCTCTCTGTAGGTAGTTTAGGTATCCAATTAACTGCAGGGAATACAGCTCCCTCCACTTGACCGGTCATCCCTAGTCCATATACCCTCCATTTGTTAGGGTCTTTGTACTTGAGCTGTTCTATCTTTTCCTTGATGCTATCTTTTAGAAAAGGATTATGGGTATAGTTGGAGATAAGTAGCTCTACATTCTCTGTGCCAATTAGCTTATCGTGTACCCAAAATGCAAATGTAGGGTTATAATCGATGAATACTTGCTTTGTAGTTCTTATCTGTAGCTGGTCATAGATGGAGTAAGGTATACCATTGGCCTCATTCATAAACAGATAATCTCTTTTACCACTCTTAGCATCTTGCTCATTGTCAAATGACTTAAACTCCATTATGCTCCCATTGTGGAATCGATATTCTCTGTTTGTAATGTTGATTCCCTTAATCATTGACCTAAAAAAGTCATTATTCAGGATGCTCTCAAAATCTCGTATGGCTCCAGCCTTTAGATTAGGTATGTCCTGCCCAACAATAGTAATCACTTGGTTAGGTTTCTCTGCAGCCTTGCAGGCAAGTACCTGGAGCAAAGAGTAAGTCTTACCCGATGATGTGCCACCTTGATTGACTACTACTTGCTTAGTAGAACGGATATTCCACTCAAAGATTGGGGATATAGGGAAAGGATTAATCATCTATGAACTCTGATTCGCTATGGATAGGCAGAACCTTAGTGCTTTCAAATTTAACCTCGATTAGATTGGTATGCACATCTGCATCCATTTCTATCTTTTGCTGTTTAGGCATAACGAACTCCAAAGCCTTAAGATAAGCATTAATTTTGTCCTTATCTGCTAGGTCTGGACTATCAAGTAGCTCAAAGAAATAGCCTAGCCTATCTATGAGACCAGATTTTAGCTCCTTTTTGAACCCACTTAACTCCTTGTTCTTACTGCCTTTAGGTCTACCTGTGTTACCTTTTACAAACTTACCGTTATTATCCCTCATAACCGTT